TGGTTCATAGTTAGTCCTTAACGGAAGATTGCAATTTGCACATTGTTAGTATCCACAGCCGCCCCACCCCCACCTAAAGTGTTTGGATACAGCGTTGTAAAGCGATACGCAGTTGTTGTTTTTGTTTGATTTCCATCCCATACTTGAGCAAGTTGAGCTGTTGCTGCTGCGATTCCTGTTGGACAATAATTAGCATCAGACAGCGCGTTCGTGAAATTAACTGTGTAATCTCCCACACCGTTATCCGTAATGCTCGACACATTTCCACTAGCACGAATAGCAACTGTACCTGTGCCGTTAAAGTTGACCCATGCTCTGCAACCGTAGGCTGTGGCTACTGAGCCGTAACCAGAGTTGAATTGGAAGTTACCTGATGTATCAACAATCATACGGAAAGCAGAATCATCAGATAACGCCCATACATTACTTGTATCGCCACGTAATCCAGCGTACCAATTTCTACCGCTGTTGCTGTACTTAACGATTGAATTGTCAGAAGCGCCTGTATTTTGGATGTTTAACCCACCACCCCCAGTAAGACTTAAACGATACCCACCAAGAGGCGAAGTCGTACCAATCCCCACATTCGCGTTGCTATCAATCCGCACCGCCTCAGTACCGCCCTCGACAAAAGCAATCGTGTCCGCAGCAGGAGAGTAGATACCCGTGTTTGAATCACCAATAAACGAGATAGACGGCAAACCAACCGAGCCTGTACCAAACTGAATAGCTACACCCTGACTAGGTGCGATTGATTGCAACGTCGTACTCAGATACCTAACGTAGACGTTATTCGTACCAGCAGACGGAGCAGGAGAGATCGTCAGCGTATTGCCTGATACCGAGTAGTTCGGTGGGTACTGAACGACGTTATTAACGACTACCTGAATGTCATTGGTCGAGTTGACGAACCGTGACAGCGTAAAGTTAGTAGCCGAACCGTTCCCATTGAACGAGTCCGTCCCAGCAATGAAGTTCTGCGTCGTTGGGGTGGAGCCTATGTATGACATTAGGTGATCTCCAGATAACTCGCAACGACATCGGCTGACGAGGCAGCACTCGTAACCGCAACTAATATGTCAGCAGGTTGCAGCACCACCTTCTGATCGCCACCCACAACCACCAGAGAGCCCCCCACTGGCACTACCGCTGTCTCAATCAAATAGAAATTAACTGCTGATCGGGTGATGTACACGTCCGTGGTAATCGGGGAAGACGAGGTGTTAGCCACCGACAGGCCAATTAGCGTGGTCTGGGTCGAAGACGGGCAGGTATACACCGTAGCCGGTGATGTGCCGACGTTCTTATTAAAGTTCGATTTGAAAACGTTAGGCATGATTCACATCCCATTTATTGTGCTTCTTCAAATTCATATCCGCCCTCAAAACCTGTAGATTGTCATGCGTATGAAGCCCACATACAGATTTACCTTGCAACGGGACTATATGGTCAACGTGGTATTTAATACCCAACGTTATCCACTCCATAAATTTAGCAAAATTGTAGTAATGTTGAATCTTAATTTGGTCAGCCCATGAAACAGTTCTTTGTATTTGCACACTTCTACGTTTTGCATTATTTGCAAGTTTTACCGAAATGCGCTTCTTATCATGCTCCGCGCAAATACTTCTAAACTTCTCTCGGTTCTCATCTCGCCATTTTTGACTTATTTTGTTCCTTGCATCTTTGTTTTGCTGCGCCCATGTTTTGTTTTGTGCAATGTGAAATTCTTTATTATTGGCGTATCTCTGTCTCCAATACTCTTTGTTCTTTTCGTAGTACTGTTTCATATAGGATTTTTTGTCTTGCGGCATGATTTATCCTACCCTAACGCGATCGCCATGGCTATGGCAGTTCCAGCAGGGTCTACCTGCAAATTTGTCTGTGCGCCCGATACTGTCGTGGCCCCGGTGCCGCCGTTAGCAACTGAAAGCGCGTTGGCTAATTGCAAACCCGCCGAAGTCAACTGCATCTTCCACGCGCTCTTGGCTTGGTTAAAGCCCCCCACGTACCACTGATGCGAGTTTGCCGTACCTGTGCTATCTGTGGCATACACAAGGTTGCCGGTTTTAGACGCGCCGCTCGGCGCTGAGCCAAGGATGTACGCTTCGTTCGGCCCGGTAACAGTAAACGTCGCATCCGAGTAATTTGAACTGTTAACACCTACGTCCAACCACCCAGAAGTATCTACCCCGTTATCCGGGTACGCAACAAAGTCAGCGGAAGAACTGCCGCCGTTTAACGCGTTGTAGATGTACGCCTCAATATAGGCGTTAACTGATCCGGTAAATACTGCAACAGGGTTGGTCGTGCCTGCAATCGCCGCTGTCGAGCCAACTTTAAAAAGCGTGCCGTCGTAGGTTAATGCAGCCGAGCTGCTGTATGCGCCTGTGCCGTTGCCGTAGGGGATGCGCCCAGTTGCCAGCGACGTAAGCCCAGTGCCGCCATTCACAACGCCCAAGGTGCCAGACACCGCTGCACCCAGAGGCAGGTTCGTCGCGTTAGCTAGGTTGACTGCGGAAGGTGTGCCTAAGTTTGGCGTAGTAAGCGACGGTGATGTAGCAAACACCAACGAGCCAGAACCCGTTTCATCTGTCACTGCTGCGGCTAAGTTCGCACTTGACGGTGTTGCCAAGAATGTCGGGATACCTGCGCCCAAACCAGCCGGGGCTGACAGCAGCCCAGAGCCGTCTAAGTTGACCGACTTCTCGGATGGGTAGGTAACAAATACGTCCTTGGTGCCAGCGGAGAAGTTAACTAGCGAGCCACTATTGCTGGATGACAGCACCGTCGTACGCGCTAACACCGGGCCTACTGTGCTGTAGGTACCAATTCCAACTTCCCACTCCGGGGTTCCCTGCCCTGCGATACAGTAGTAGGTCGTGTTGCCGTTGCCGATGACAGAAAAACTCTGGTAGCCAGTAGCTGCGCCCGCAAGGGTAACGGAACCCGTACCCACCGTTATGGTGGTTTCCCGTACGCGATCTTCTAATACAAGTGGCATGATTTATCCTATACCGTGTCTATCTCAGTCCACTCAGGGGTCTGACCATCCTGAATATCTGCCCAACCAGCGTTCTGTGCATTCCCAACACTTAACCAACCAAAGATCGGCTCAATGTCCGACGGCCCACCAGCAAACGACGCCCCACCCATAGCAAAGCCAGCAAACGAAGATACTGTTCCAAGGTTGTCTCTAGTAGAAGTCTGGCTGTCATCAATTAACGCCCACCCTGCGTCTACGTTACTTGCAATGTTACTCCAACCGGGGTCTTGGTCATCGGGGATTAGCTCCCACAAGAACCGGCTACTCAGGCTGTCGTAAAGTCGTATCTGCTCCTGTAGTGAAACCCTGAAATCTATGTAGCTTGCATCAACCGCCGACAACCCCAACGCTTCACTGATTGCCGCCCTGAAATTGGCTGTGGCTGCTGCAACGTCTGAAGCCCTTACTGTCTCGCTTATGCTGCTTACAAACTGTACCTGTACTGCTTGTGTTTCACTAAATCTTGCGGTCTCTGCAAGATCAACAAACAGCACTAGCGATATACCGTAGTTGGGGTCGGAGCACTGAACCGTCTCACTTACCGCTACCGCAAAATCTACACTGCTTGCCTCTACATCCGATACCTGCGCTGCCTCACTCACCGCTACGGCAAAATCAACCTGCGCGGTTTCTGTTGCAGACATCAAGACTTCTTCGAAGATCGTCAGCCCGGTTGTAATAACCGCACCCTTTGTATCTGACGCTTCTACTGTCTCGCTTACCGCCGCTGCAAAATCTAAACGCGCTGCCTGTGTTTCACTTACCTGAACCGTCTCAACAATCTGTGTCGCAAACGCCACTGTTCCCGCTTCTGCGTCTGATGCTTGGATCGACTCAGATACTGCCGTTAGAACATAGTTACCACCTAATGCGGCAAAAGACGATTGTGCGAACGCTGTAAATCCGAACATCGTCTGCCCCTAATTAAGCTGCCGTCAGTTGATCCTCATCGAACCAGCGCGAATGTGTTACCTCATCGCTATCAGTCCATGAAATCAAGCACTGGACGTTGCCATCCTCATCCATGCGCATCGACTCAACCGGCCCCTGCGGGATGGTTGCTCTTACTTTTACTACGTCACCTTTTTTGAACGTCGCCATTATTCCTCCATTACACCGCGTCAGCGTTGAACGTGTACGTCACATTAACTGTGTCACCTGCGGCTACGATCTTGTCACCCCCCGTGAAGTCGCCTTCCGAGAACAGAATGCCCGATGTACCTGTTGCCACCGAAGCCAAGAACGCACCAGCAACCGTACCGCCACCACCAGAAATAGTGAACTGCGACGGAGACGCCACGTTATCAATCACCGAAGGGTCAGCTAGTGTCGGGGTGCCAAACGTCACCGCCTTGCGGTTGCCGGAATAGTTGGTGAACTCAGTCCAACCAGCGTGCGTTGCCAGCGTGTCATTAGCAGAATATGTCGTGCTAGACCCCGGACCTGTGATCAAACCAAGATACCAAGCAGCGGTGTAAGTAGTGCCCTTGAAGTACTTGTTGTTCAGGTCTTGTAGACCTTCATTGACGACGAGATTGTGGAACTGATCTTCCCACTTCAGATTGCCGTCAGCGTCAAAGCACCGTACGTTAAACACACCGCCCAGACCAACACGAGCCTCCTCGTACACGGCCTTGCCGACGCCAGCTTGCACCACTTCACCCATTGTCGATTTTGCGTTAGGCATAATGACCTCTTAAGGAAAACGAATTAACGCCGTCGTCGCTGAATTAACAGGCATCGTGACGGTATTGTTAGTTGTAGTGAATGTCTTGTCCGAACCAAAGTCCAGCACTGCCACAGTCTTATTGCTACGGGTGGTGTTATAAATCAACGCGCCACGCGCCACAAAGTTAGCCCCCGGCCACGACACGTTGTTAAAGTCCACATACACCGTGCCAGCGTTAGGTCCCGATGTCTGAGTGCTAATCGTCACGCCGGTCATTACTACGCCGCCCGCTGTATAACCATTCCCAGTAGGCACCTCGTTAGTTGTCGCGTACACCGTGGTCTCTGGGCCAATATCCGCAAACGCCGTATACAGCGCCATCCGCAACGTGTCGGTCGCCAAGTTCTGCCCTGCTTGGAGCATCTCTTGTTTGAAGCTGTTTGTGAGGCCCTGTTGAATCGCCATTACGGATTCACCTTAATCTTCGCCTGACCATCACGGTAAGCATCACCACGCTCCAGACCTGTACCCAGACGGTTGAGTTGAGCAAGCGCCTCTTGGTACTTCTTCTCGTACTGAGCAATCATGTCAGCTTCACCCTTCAAGAAGGTGTACGCCTCAACCAGAGTGCCATACAACAACACCGGCGAGTAGCTGTCCCCCAACCACGTACGACCATCAGCCGCAACAGTGATTGATTCTGGGTAGTAGTAATAGTGCAACTCTATGTTGTACCCCGCGTTTGGTGTTGGCGCAAGGATAAAGCTAAGCTCATCTGAAATTGCGACCCCAGATACCGTCGGGCCAAATAGCGCGTAGTATTTAGGTATCCCGATGTCCGACGGACTTGGATACGCCGCCCGCAGGAAGTTCACATCTTTATTCAGCAGATACTCGTAGTTGCCGCTACCATCAATCACTGCTATCGAGAACACCGACAAGAAATCGCCCGGACATGACAGATATTTGTTGCCGTTGGTTGTCACCCCCATCACGTTCTTTCTCAGCGCGGGAATTTGCACTGAGTTGTAAACGCGCTCTTCAGCTTGCTGAATAAAGAAGTTAATCTGGTTCGTACCACTAGACGTGGTAACGCCAGTCCCTGCTACGTTCGTCCAAGTATTCGTTGGAAAGTCGTTTTGCAGGTAGTTCTTAACCGCAATGAAAAGCTCGTTGTACGTCATAATTAACCCATCGGGCCTCTAGCCATCGTGCCTTTGGTCGCAGCGCCTGTGCCGCGAATCTTGATGCCGGTCGTCTTAGGCGCTTTGTAGTTACCCTTGCTGACAACACCGCCTGCGATGTTCATCTCGTTGGTGTACTCAGTGCCAGTCTGATTCTTGACCTCGGCCTTGTATGGGGACGGTTTGATCTTTTCCATTATCGGCCTCTTCCCGAAGACTTCTGATTCATCGCACGAGCCATGTTACGGCCCATTTTTCGCATAGCCTCGCCAGTCACGCCGCCTTTAGCCATGCCCTTGTGCATCCGCTTCTCATGTGCCTTGACTTCCGCCTTGGCTACTTTTTTCATGCTGTCCATAGTCACTCCTACGAGATTGTTACACTGCCGATCTGTGCGGGTGACGTTAAAGCATTTGGTGTCAGCCCTGCTTCACTACCACTTGAGCCACCAACCGGTGCCCAGCCCCACTGGAATACCCTGCTACCGCCCTCTGGGAATCCGTCAGCATCAACCGCCGTCCCCGGTGTTTCCGTCAATTGCAGCCCGTTATAACCTGACTGCAAGTAACTTATGTCTGGCCTTGGCTCCCGCACTGCTTGCGGATCATTGACCGGGTATAAGCCCAATGATAACTGCGGTTGATCCGGTTCCCAACAACTTCTGCAAACCTTGATCGACACCTGCTTGGTCTTGATCGTCAGCTTGCGTAACTCTTTAAGCTTGAATCTAAAACCGCATCGATCACACTCCGCGATACTGTGTTTGCCACTAGCGTACTTACTTGGCATACATCACCTGTAGAAAGTCATACGCGGCACAAATCGATCCGGCGCTTTTTCCCTATCCTCTGCAGCAGCTAACTCCCAAGCCTCGTCGTACTGTGCCTTAAGTACGTTCAATCTATCCAACGAGACATTGTCTTTTTTAACTGCCAGCATATACGCTAACCCAGCAACCAACGCGTTCTGCAAACGAAATGGGATATCAATTACGTTGGTACCGGTACCAGCATCATAAATACGCTTCAACCGCCAGTAGTAGAACACGTAGTACGGATTCCCTACCGAGCCCTGATCTGGCGACGGCCACACATTGATCTGCGGGTATTTCGGAATCGCTACGTTAGAACCAACTTGCTGCCCCGACTGCCGGTTGACCCAGACCTGAATCGGCCTGCCCTGCGTCAGCTTGTTCGGGATCGTCGAATAAGTGGAAACACTTATGCGGCTGATGTTGATGTCGGTCTGGTTAGATATCTGTCCGGAATTAGTGCGAATAACATGTTCCAGAAGATCAACGGTATCA